GCATAATACTAATTCTATCTACTGTTTATTTATATTGCGATTATAGCTTAAATAAGACGTGTTCTATTCGAGTAATGGAATAAGTTACTACAATAAGCAGATGCTTTTAAATGGGCAAATATGAGCGAAATTTTAATATATAGGAGGTGATGCCTGATGGAACCATTAAATATAAAAATATCTAAGAAAATATTCAATGAAGCTTATTTACCTTATTTGGAGGATTATTCTCATAGATTCAATGTATTTTATGGCGGTGCGTAGGCTGGTAGTGGTAAATCACATTTTGTAATTCAAAAGATGGTACTCAAATATCTTAAATATCCTAATAGAAAATGTCTTGTAATTAGAAAAGTTGGAGCAACATTAAGAGATTCTATTTATGCTTTATTTAAAACAGTATTGGGCGATTGGAAGATATATGATAGATGTGAGATTAAAGATTCACTTTTAACTATAATCTTACCAAATGGCTCACAGTTCATCTTCAAGGGGTTAGATGATTCAGAGAAGATAAAATCAATAGCAAATATAGATGATATTGTAATTGAAGAATGTACCGAAATATCCTTAGATGAATTCTCACAGTTAAATTTAAGACTTAGAAGTAAAAACTTGTTTAACCAAATACATTGTATGTTTAATCCAGTTTCAAAAGCTAATTGGGTTTATGGTCACTGGTTCAGTGAAAAGGGATATGATAATTCATCAACTACAGTTCTTCATACAACTTACAAGGATAATAAATTCTTACCTGAGGACTATATTAAAGCATTGCTAGATATGAAAGAAAACAATTATGTTTATTATAAGATCTATGCAGAAGGTAAATTTTCTACACTCGATAAGCTTATATACACGAACTGGAATGTTAAAGAGTTTAATTATAAAGAACTGATAAAAGAAAACAATAAATTAAAGGCATTGTTTGCTCTTGATTTTGGTTACATCAATGATCCGTCAGCTTTTATTGCAGTATTGGCAGACAATGAAAATAAAAAGCTTTATATTTTTGATGAATTCTATGAAACAGGTTTGCTGAATGATGCCATAGCAAAGGCAATTAGAAAAAAAGGTTATCACAAAGAAGTAATTGTTGCTGATAGTGCAGAACAAAAGTCGATTGAAGAAATTAAAAGAGAAGGTATATATAGAATTAAACCAGCACGTAAGGGTAAAGACAGTATTTTAAATGGCATACAGTTCATACAACAGTTTAAAATAATAGTTCATCCTAGTTGCGTAAATGTCATTGAAGAATTTAAAAACTATACTTGGAAAAAAGATAAAAGCACAGGTGAATATATAAATACACCAATTGATAAATATAACCATTTACTGGATTCTTTACGGTATGCATGTGAGGAAATAAACACTAAGAAAGTAAGAGTAAGATTTATATGATTTGGAGGTAAACATCAACATGGTATTTGAAATAACGATATCCAAAGGTAATGATTGGGACACAATAGATGTTGAATTAGATAACGTTTCAAGTATGGAGTCCTTTTTTAGAAGGTACATGGATTGGGGAGTAAAAAGCGGTTTTGTAGAAATCGGTGAAGTAATTCTTAATATAAAAAATATAATCAAAGTTGAAGAAGCTGTAATAGGGAAAAGCCTTTATGAAACTATGGCTGAATTAGCAAAACCATCTAAATAAGTAATGGGAGGTAATAAACATGCAATTAAAATGTAAACAATGTGGAGAAATTTTATTTAACATAACAGAGCATGGATTAGTAAAGAAGATTTGTCCTAATTGTAAGACAGTAAATGAGTTTATAGTGGTCCCTGATATAAAAGATGATGACATACAGCGGCTAAGAAATAAATGGGACCAGTTGTGGAAAGGTGGCAGGAGTACAGAAGGAATTAAATTTATTAATAAGTGAGGGTTATATTATGTTTAACTTTTTTAAAAAGGAATACAAATATAAATATGGTGATAAAGTAAAAGCTATTGTTATTTATGATGATGGTTTTAGGGATAGACACGTTGAAAATTTAACTATACTTAATTCATTACCTAATAATAAAGGGTTACAGTATTTTGCACATAAAGAAAAGGAAAATCAAGTTGTGGTTATATTAGAATGTAATGTACTGGAATTATTAGAAATGGCTGATAGAGAATCAAATATAGGTATACCAAACATACCAGTTAAAATACCTATGCCAAAATGTAATCCCCCAATTCCGCCGACTACTAGATTAGTAAAAGAAGATTATTAATAAATGAGGAAAATATGTTTAACTTTAAAAAAATATAGGAAGTGAAAAACATGGTAAATAAAAAAACATGGGAAGAGTTTAGAAATAGTGGTTTGTTGTGGTTTATTAATAATATATTGCACTTATTCGGATGGGCGATAGCAGTTAAAGTTGAAGAAGACGGAAGTATTTCAAATGTTTATCCCGCAAGAGTTAAATTTAGAGGATTTGATGAAAAGAGCAATACTGATGGATATATTAAGGTTAGTCGATATTTAAAAGATAATATTGGTGATTTATTAAGAGAAAGTGAGGAATAGAAGAATGAAGGATGAAGTCGTAGAATTATTGAATGAAATAAGTGGGATGATTAAATGTTTAAGAAAATAAAAGCTTTTATACATAAGCATTTTAAAAAGGAACAGCTGCAGTATAAAGTTAATGATAAAATCCTTTGTATCTTGATTGCAGATAATGAAGAGTATCTTATAAAAGCTGAAATATGGGAAGTAAATAAAAATGGATATTTAGTAACTGATTTAAACAATATACTGGACAATAATCCTTTTAAGTTATGGTTTATTAAGTTTGATGATGTAATAGAATTAACGCACTAGGAGGTGAGAAATTGAGAAAAAATATATCAAGACCAATGGCAATAAATAATACTGGACAGCAAAAGAAATATAACGGTTACGCTTCACAGATGCTTAATATACCTCCTAATCTAAGCACAGGTGACTTCCTTAGATCATATGGTGAGATTTCGTGGCTCTATGCTTGTGTAAGTAAGATAGCACAGAATGTTGCTGACGTAGAATGGTCTGCTTATGTTACAGGTAATACCGACACTGAGGTAACAGTAAAGCAAAGTGATGCATTAGCAGTATTAAATAATCCAAATCCGTTTACTAGCAGGTATGAGTTAATGGAAATGACAGATATGTATATGTCATTATGCGGTAAATGTTTTTGGGTATTGGAACAGGATAAGGCAAGACGTAATCGTGAAATATGGTGTATAAGTCCTTTGGATATGTGGATAGTACCCGACAAAGATAATTATATAAAGGGTTATTATTATCGTAGTGGCACTGATTGTATTCCGTTTGACCCTAATCAGGTTATATTCTTCAGTATGCCGGACCCTTACAACCAATATGGTGGTGTAGGTCCAGCACAGGGTGCTAGAAATGCACTTGAAGCCGATAAGTATTCTAGTGAACATAATAGAAATTTTTTCTATAATGGAGCTAAGATAAGTGGAATATTAAATGTTGAAACTAACCTTGATGACGATAGCTGGGATAGAATGAAGGAACAGTTTGAGGATAGACACAGAGGTGTAGATAACGCACACAGGCTTGCTATCATTGAAGGAAGTAAAGCTACATTTAGTGACCTTACTATGAATATGAAGGATATGGACTTTTTTAACCTTAGAAATCAATCAAGGGATGAAATCCTAGGAACTTTTGGTGTTCATAAATCCATTTTAGGCTTAACGGATGATGTATCAAGGGCAAACGCAGAAACTGCTGAGTATGTATTCCAGAAGCATGTTATAAGACCAAGACTAAGAAGAATACAAGATAAACTTAACAATGAGTATGTGCAGCTGTTTGGTGAAAATATTCAGTTACAGTTTACAGATCCAGTACCTGAAAATAAGGAATTTCTAGTTGATGCTTTAAATCAATTGGTTAATAAATGTATTGCACCGAATGAGGGCAGACAAATATTAAACAAGATGTTTGATGATGTAAACTTAGAGCCATTACCGAATGGGGATGTGATTTACTATATTAATAATTTAGTACCTATGGGAACACCGCCGCCAACAGTACCTAATAGTAATGGTGGCAATGATAATGATGATAATGATAATGATGATAATGAAAATAATTTAGATACAGGCAAAAGCATTAAAAAAAAAATCCAAAAGTCAACTAAACTTAAGATAAAACAGCTAATACAAAAGAGTAATTCTACAAGGATACAGGAAAGAGATAAGTTGTCAAAACCACTTGAAGATGAATTTGGAGATACTATAACTAAATATCTTAATGCTATGCAAGATGATGTTATTAAGAAAATTGGTAATGGCAGCAAAGACCCGGTAGACTTAGATGTTTGGGGTAAAACATTACAGGCTATTGTTGAACCTTTATACACAAAAATATTTAAGACTGGTGGTAATGCTGTAGTTAATGAGTTTAAATTTATTAGTAACAGTATAAATAAAGATTTAGGTGTCAGTTTTAATCTCAAAGACCCAAATGTACAAAAGGTTATACAAAATAAAGTTATGAAAATCAAAGGCATAAACCAAACTACAAAAGACAGAGTAAAGGATGTTATTCAAGATTCTTATAATTCAGATGAAGGTTATAATATTCAAGACGTTATAGGAACACTTAAAAATGATTTCACGTTTAGTCCTCAAAGAGCTGCAACAATCGGTAGAACAGAAACACTATCTTCATTAAATCAAGCTACAATGGAAGGGTATAAACAAAATGCTGATATTATTGATGGTAAAGCATGGTTGGCAACTGATGATGATAAAACAAGAGATAGTCATGTCCAAGCTGGTGAAGATTATTCCACAGATAGTCCAATAGATGTTAATGATCAATTTAATGTTGGAGGATATGATTGTGATTGTCCAGGGGATGATGATTTACCTCCAGAAGAAGTAATTAATTGCAGGTGTTGTCTTCAACCTGTTATAAATACTGGTTCAGATGATGATGAAAATAGTGATAGTAATTCACCTAGTGAAGAAAGCAATTCAGAGGATAGTGGCTTATCAGATGATGAAAACAGTATTGATAATTCTAATAACAGTGATACAAATAGTCAAAATAATTCTGATAATGATGATACAAATAGTCAAAATAGTGGTATAATGCCTATGAACCTTCAATTATTCGCAAGAAGTTTTAAGAGTATAATTGATGAAAAAATATCAAACGGACTACTTGATGAAGAAGAAGTGAAAAAAGGTGCTTCTTACTGGAATAACTTAATAAGTGATTCAATTAAAACACCAATAGAAGAATTTAAGGTTAGCAAAGATAGATATTATCATATTATTGATGATCATGAGGAATTCTTAGAATTGGATGAAATTGATAATATATTTAATACTGTTAAAAACCCTGATGAGATTTATAAATCTCATAAAGCAAATGCGTATGTTAAAAATGCAAATGGCAAGGAATTGTTAGTAATAACGGATAATGGAGTAATAACCGCATACTATCCTAGAAAAAATTATTTAGCTAAAATTAGGAAGGGTGATTTGTTATGGGAAAACCAATAAATTATATAGTGATTGATGGTAATGTTTCTAATTGTCACCTGAATAATGTTTATAAGGGATTGGAAACTGATGGTTACGAAGCACCATATGGATATGATGTGTTAATGCATTATAATGGTAGCAGTAATGAACTTTGTTGCATTGAGATTTTAGATTTAGATTTGGTTGCAAAAGTAATAGATAATGAGGATTGTTTGCCAGATGTAGGGTTACTTGATTATGGTGATATGAAAGATAGAACGTTGCGAGAAATTTATAAATCCTTAATTGAAACAAATAAGAAATAAAGGAGTTGATATTATTGGACAACTTCAAAATAATATACAAGATTCTCAAAATACTTGAATGTGCTATGGATGAAGATAATTTTGATAAAAGTGAAGTATCTTTTGAAGAATTAAAAATATCAGAGGCACGTTGGATAAAACTTATGGAGATGTTAGCATCAGAAGGATATATACAAGGTGTATCTATTATTAATTCACTTGGAAGAACGCACTTAGGAATAAAAATAGCAGATATAAGAATAACTTTAAAAGGCCTTGAGTATTTGGAAGAAAATTCATTAATGAAAAAGGCTGCACATTTAATTAAAGGTGTTACAGAAATTATAAAATAAGCACTTACTAAGTAAAAATAGTAGGTGCTTTTTTCATGCCTTGAAAGGGGGTGAGAGATTGAAAAAACAAATCAAAGGCATAAATTGGCAAGTCAAGGTTTTAGATGAGGCTAATAGAATAATTGAAATGATTGGTAGTTCAGAGGATTATGACAGAGTTGGTGACAGGGTATTTATGAATGGTATCCAACTTGACAATTATCTGGCTAATCCTGTTATTTTGGCCAACCATAATTATGGCAATAGTGAAAAGCCTACTTGCATAGGTAAGGCCTTGAATGTAAGTGTTCAAGGTTCACAGCTTATATTTAAAATACAGTTTGCAGATACACCAAATGGTCAAGAATGGTTTTATCTATATGCTAATAAGTTTATGAATGCATCCAGTATTGGTTTTATACCATTAGAAAGCACACCGAATAAGCAAGGTGGATATGATTTTACACAAATAGAGCTCTTGGAGCTCTCATTAGTAGCTGTCCCCTGTAATCCACAAGCAGTACAAAGAGCCTTTGAAGATGGAAAAATCTCAAAGACTCTTTTTAATTCTATAAATAAAGAAAGTGAGGTCGAAAATATGAAAGTTGAAGAAGTACAGGCTTTAATTGAAAAAGCAGTTAAAGCAGAAGTAAAGACATTGGAAGATGGACATAAAAAAGAACTTGAAGCAAAGGTAAAAGAAATTGAGGGACTTAATGAAACAATTAAAAATCTTAATTCATTGGTGGAGGGTAAAAGTGGTGCAAAACTAAGCCAAGCTACTTGTGACACATTAACTAAAGCAGTAGATGGTATAACTGGACATGTTAGTGATATAAAATCACTTATTAATGTGGTTCAAAGTTCAAGTGGTAAGGATGATGATCCAGATGATAATGAAGATACAAAAGAATATACACAGGAAGAAATCAATAAAGCAGTTGAAGAAAATATTAAAAAGATACTAGGAGGTAACAACTAATGGCAAAATTAACCGAAAAAGAATATAAAGACCTAATCAATGCAACAACAGAAAAGTTTTTACAAGAAAAAGGCTTAACTGAAATGGTAAGAAAGCTTAAATTTAATGAAAAACCTCTTGATGAAATGGATAAGTACGAGAAAACAATGAGATTTTTCCAAGCTAAGATGGATAATAATAGAGCAGAAGTTGCCAAGTATTGTGGTGGTAATGTAAAAGACTTAAGTGGTGGAGTAAGTGGAAGTGGTTTAGAATTACTACCTACTGAATTTCATAGTGACATAATTGACAGAGTAAAGGCAGACCCAAGAGCATTAAGAAATATGTGTACAGTAGTTCCAGTAACATTCAGGAATGGAACATGGCCAGTAGGTGCAACAGGAATTTCTCTTACTTGGGAAAGTTCCGACACTAACCCATTAACAGAGACAGCACCAACATTCTCTAGTTTAACATATTCAGTTAGTAGAATTGATGGATACACTGCTATTGCTAGAGATTTGCTTGCTGATACACCAGTTAACCTTTATGACTACTTAACAAAGCAGTATGCTAAAGCATTTGTAAAGGCTGAAAACTTAGCAATTATGACTGGTACAGGTACTAATCAACCAACTGGAATAGTAAACACTAGTGGAATTAACAGTGTAGCTTGTGCTAATGCTGCAACTACAAACGTATTGACTTGTGATGATTTGATGTCATTACCTTTTAACGTAGACGTTAATTGGAGAGATGGTGGAGCATACTTTGTTAATACTTCTATAGTAAGACAAATGAAGTTATTCAAAGACAGCATGGGTAGATACTTATGGGTAGATGGAGATATTCTAAAAGGTGTACCACCTACATTTAACGGATACCCAGTTTATGAATTCTCAGCAATATTCCCAACAAACTTAACTGTAAACAGTAAAACTACTTGTACAGAAGTATTGTTTGGTAACTTAGAATACTATTACCTATTTGATAAAAATGAAATGGGCAGTGAAATAAATACTCAATCAGATCAAGCATTCAAAAACCATGAAGCTTTGGTGAAGATGTGGGAAAGAATTGATGGAAAATTGTCAAACCCAGGCACATTTGCATTATTAACTGGATTCTTAGCTTAATAGAGAGGGGTTTCCCCTCTTATTTTAATGAGGTGATTAAATGAAAATTAAAATATTAACATTTGTACCAAGACAAGAAACTGGCATGTTAACAGACTTAAAGCCAAATAGCATTATAGCAGTAGATGACAGCATAGCAGAAAAGTTAATTGAAGAAGGAAAAGCAGAAATAATAATCTAGGGGGAAAAACAATATGATGTATTTAAAATTTATAAAACCATTTCAAAATTTTAGGGTTGATGATGTTGGGCACTTTGCAAAGGAAAGAATTGCAGATAAAATAAT